AGTTTCAGTAATGGAGCTACCAGCCAAAGCTACGATTGAAGAATCGCAAGGCAATGGAATACGAGCACCGCTACCAAAACGATAGAAGTTTACAGACATACCGGGTGAATACAATGGTGCTGTGCTTTGTGGGGTAGTGATACCTTGGAAAGCTTGATTAAACACAGAAATACCTGTTGGAGCAATTGAAGCAGTAGCTTGAACAATTGTTCCGCCTAATGTGTTAGTACCGGGTTGATAATCACCAGAGTAAAAACCTTGTTGTGCTGTTGGAATTGTTTCAGCAATTGGAACTCCGCCCCATAAAGGCACAGTTGCAGCAGTTGAAAAAACGCCACCAGCTAACCAGAATTTAACTGCTGGATCGTCTAGTGCATCACCTTGTGTGAAACCTGCGCTGTTTACATTAAATAAGCCAGCGGCATTGGTTGTCACCATTGGTTGGAGAGAAATTTGTGCGGTCATGGCTTATCCTTAACGCTTAAAGTTTTCAGTATGAAATTTAACTACCCGTGAAGCTGGGAGTTTAAATTCGCCCAACCATGCTTCCATATCACCACGGAACTCTGTAATGGTACGACCAGCACGGTCTTTCTTATGAATCTCGATCAATTGACCTTTAGCAATTGCTCCAGTTCCACGAGAAGCTGCTACAGCATCAGCATATACACGCTTTTCAACTACAGAAAGCATAGCTTCGTCTTTGATTGCGTTGATGTTGACATTCTTCATCTCATCGCTATGAGCTTGTAAGCCACGAACCATACGCTTACGGTAAGCCATCAAGCTTTCGCCTTGTAATGGGCGTGATGCAGATTTGCCAAATGCTGAATAGACAGAATCAGCTTTAGCTTGACAATCAGCATAAGCTGCTTCTTCGTCATCGCATTTTTTAGCTTCTTCTTCATCATCATCATCTTTTTTGAACTCCATGTGACCCGGATGTTCAACTTCGCCTTCATCATCAGGCTTAATTTCACCTTCTTTATGCTCTTTAGGATCAGATCCCTCTGCATCCTTCTTAGCTTTACGCATCATGAATTTCTTAGCCTTGGCTTCAGACATATCGTCATCATCCTTTTTCATGGCTTCTTCTTCTTCATCATCGTCATCACAAGCTTCCATGTCATCGTCTTTTTTGGCTTTCTTTTTGTCAGCCGCTGTGACTAATGGTGGAGCAGGTAAATTGTTTTTGGTTTCCATTTCATCTAAACGGGAAATTGTTTTTCCCAATAAAGACATAATGGCATCTAATTTATCGCCTTGGGCATCTGCCTTTGGCTCAATCTTATTTTCAGTCATTTTCAGACACCTCATTGTTAGTTAATAAAACTCCAGCGGCATCACCGCCTTTGTCCCATACTCCTTTTGAACCCCTAGCTTTTGTTACGATTGCTATGTGATCCAATAGGAATGGCACACCCTCAATCAAGAGTGGCTCGCCATTCTCGGTTGTAAGTGTAATGTTACCAGCAGTTTCATCAAATACAACTGCTGGGGAAGTCGAAACTTCGCCTTCCAAAATTTCATTGATTGCATTTTGGTCGTAAATTTTTGCAATACCCCAAACTTCATCACCTTTGATATAGGGGAGCATAACTGAACCAACTGCACGATTTTTAAATTCTTCAGGTGTTAATACTTGGGTTTCAGGATGATCCATAATGACCATCAAACCATTACAACGCTCTAAGAATTTTTCATTGAGATAAAGTGATGGATCACGCCATACATTTTCACCAATAGATGATCTATAAGCCAAACCTGTACCAGTAATACGGATTGCTAATAAAGCAACATTGGCATACATTTGCGGACTTGCTAAAAGCCCTTCACAAATCAATTTGGCTACATCGGTTTCAGTCTTGGCTAATGCAATTTTGAACGCATTTTCCAATTTAGGATGTAATGGCAATGGTGGAACAGTCGGACTGCACCAATCAGACCCTGTAGATTCATAGTTGAGCGTTACAGGCTCTTTAGGGAAGTTTCTAGCCACATAGTAGGCAAACTGTCCATCATCATACAAAAGCTCTAAATCGCCCTTGTAATCAATTCCTGTTTCTTCTGCTGTTTCTCTACGGGCTGTTTCTTCAAGAGTTTCATTACCCTTTTGATGACCGCCCGGTATGCACCAAGTGCCGGGATAATCACCGCCACCCATGCCCCTACGAATCATCAAGACTTCTTCATCAGGGGTAATGAACATAATTCCTGCGGCTCTACCTTGCGCTCCGCCCATATTATCTTCAGGCTTTACCTCTTTAGGTGGCTCTGGAACTAAATCAATGTTTTCCTCGATAGCTTGCTCATCTGACTTAGGAACGCAATTAGGCACTTCTTTGCCATTCTTTTCCTTCATGCCATATTGCTCGTAGCCTTCCCAGCAAGGATCATCATCTGGAATAGCTTCTGCGTACTCAATTAAAGCATCACACATTTCTTCTAAATGGCTTTGCGCTTCATCATCATCACATTTCCATTTACGCAATGACTTGTTAATTCTGGAATTAGGATCGTGGGCTGTCTTTTCTGAAGTCAATTTAGCCTTCATGCCCTTCATACGAGCACAAAATGACTTTTTCCTTGATCCGCCTTCAGGTTGTGGAGCTTTTAAATGACCGCCATGCGCTTTATTGTAGGATTCCCTACCTTTGTCATTTAGACCGCCATTCTTGTTTTTTCCTTCTTTGGTTTGCCAAGCTTCGGAATCATCTGTACCAAATCTAGGCACAACTTCATCGCAATCATCATCTTGCTTCATTTCAGCAATATGTTTAGCCGCTTCACGCAACTTTTCGCCAATATCAGCAATTTGAAGTTTTTTTAGTTCTTGACTTAATTCGCCCTTACGGACAGTTATGTTGTCATCTGTTTCAAACTGTGTAGGCTCAAGCAGAACAGGAGCAGAAACTAAACCGCTATCTTCTTTGGTCATTTCTTTGAGTAACAGTTCATTGAGCCAATTGAGGTTTTCCTCGCAATCATCATCTTTATGCTTAATAAACTTTTCGCCTACTGATTTCGGAATACCAATATTAGAATGACCTGATGCCGCAGCATACATGGCTTTTCTTTGTTGTTCCGATTTAAATGGCATACGCAAATACCCTAAGTATTTTTTGGTGATTGTAACGCCAATAAACCTTTTTTGGTTAATAAATCTTTAACCTGACGCAAGTGATACAAATACACATAATTACATCTGCAATAAACTTCTTCACCGGGAGAAGTAATGTCATCAGTATATCCGTTTACTGGATCAATGTAACCTTCTTTAACAGCCCACGAATCTCTAATAGCGTAAATCTTTTCATCACGCTCTTTATGATCTTTTCGGTAGTCATAATTCATCTGTTTCCAATGACTATGCCACCGAGCCGCAATAGCTCCATTATCTACAGCCACAATATCGTTAATATTACTGATTAACTTATGAGTTTGGTCAATAATCACCCGTCTTTGTCTAAAGGCAATATCACTCATGCCTTTTTTGATATTGGCTTTTTCTTTTGGGGTCGGTTTAATCTTAGTTCCGCCAGCAGGAATAGCAGTAGCCCATCCCTCAAATCTACGGAGCACCATTCTAATAGATTGTTCCCTATCATCTTTAATCAAATTGGCTGAAGCAATAATCCGTCTGTCTAATTCTGCTCTAAGCTTTCCTGACAGTTTGGTCACATCGTATTTGCTGACATCTTTGCTAACCAATCCATTTTTGGTAACAAGCCTATTAAATGCAGTATGCAAAGCCTTTTCCATCTTCTGTTGCATTTCACGCTCACTCATTAAATGAGCATGAGCCGAAAGTTTAATTTGTAAAAGCCACCTGTCTAGACGGTTTACATCATCAAACCCATGTTTGAGAAAGTCGGCAATAGCCGAGTTGATTACCTCAAAAAAGGTCATCTTGTGCTCGGTTTAGGTGTCTTTTCTTCTTCGGGCTGAACTACTGGGGGTTCATAATCTGCGATTTCTTCGTAGTCTAAATCTAGGTTAGATACATAAGCATCAGGCATCTCGTTCAGGTTATCCGCTATCCATTGGATAATCTTAGCTTTATTGGCTTGATCCACATTTGGCATAATGGTTCGAGCAATCTCAGTCAAACCTTTAAGACGGACATCATTAGCCGCTGCTTTCTCAGAATCAGGTTCTTCGAGCAAGCTTTCCCATTGTGGATCAAATTCATCTTTCCACTTATAAAACGCTTGTTCGTAGGTCATATCCTTATAAATCTCAGGATAGGCATTTTGAACCGATTCATAAAACTGTTGATTCCAAGCTCTGTGCATCACGATATTGTCGAAGAACTCAAATAGGGTTCTCATATCTTCCCTGATACCGTCTACATACTGCATGATGGCTTTGGTATCTTCTGTTCCTTCCCCGAATCCGCTAGTCAAAGCTTCATCCTTGAGCAACATCGCAGGCACATCTGAAGCCGCAGCGATATTGGCGATAATGTTATCTCTGGCTGTGGTCATAGCCGTTGAAGTGTTATTCATGTCAATAGCCGAAATATCTTCCTCGGTATCAATGGATAGTACATTATTGGTAGCACCGTTTTGCAATGCAGTCCGTTTCACGCCTGCCGCAATCTGCATAGCTCTATTGACGATACTGTTTGATTGCTTCATTTTGGCAACCAAAAGACCAGCTTTCACAGTTACCATGTCATCCGTAATCATAGATTGGATATAGGACTTCATTGGATAGAAAGCCCGTTGGAAGATAGAACGACCAGTAAAACCGAAGGCTGATGACTGGAATCTTAGATAAATCGGTGTGTTGTTGAACAATACGCAACTACGGCTAGGATGATAGGGCTGTCCAGCAGCCGTGATGTAATCCCTAGGCTTTTGGAAATCGGGAGCATTAGGGTTCTGATTGGTAACAATCGAGCCAGCCAAGTTCAACGGATCAAGCTGGTTAAAGTATAGGTTTAAGTCAGGTAGCTTCCAAGGATCAATCGGCTCTGTTGTTGGTATTCCTTCTGCACCAAAGACAATCGCACCTG